GAAGGCAAGCTGAGCCAGTTTCTGGTTGCCGCTAACCGTATCGCGTTTATTGACCCGGCAAACGGGAATGAAACGCCGATGTTTGTGGCGCAGGGCAACCAGATATTCATGAACGACGTGTTCCTGAAACGCCTGACGGCCCCCACCATTACCAGCGGTGGAAATCCACCGGCATTTTCCCTGACACCAGACGGAAAGCTGACCGCTAAAAATGCGGATATCAGTGGCAGTGTGAATGCGAACGCCGGGACGCTCAACAACGTCACGGTAAATGAAAACTGTACGATTAAGGGCATGCTGGAGGCGACTCAGGTCAGAGGTGACTTCGTTAAAGCTGTATCCAAATCATTCCCGAAACAGGCTGGTACATGGGGTAACACGGAAACACCAAACGGGACGGTTACAGTCACCATCAGCGATGATCATAACTTTGACCGTCAAATCATTATTCCGCCCATTATCTTTAACGGAATAGCGTATAGCTATCCGGGAAGTGGTAATAACCCGGGAGGTACAAGTTACACGGGTTATGGTTTTGAAGTTCGCAAAAACGGTGTATTAATCGCATCCAGAGAAACTAAAGGGGCCATTCCCGGTAGTTACAGTGCAGTTATTGATATGCCTAGTGGTGGTGGTAGCGTCACTCTGGAGTTTAAGATTTTCCAGAAAGGCAATCAGGGGGCAGGCAATATCACCGACTGTACGGTGATTGTGACCAAAAAAGCGGCTTCCGGCATCAGTATTCGTTGAAATATTTATAACCCCAATAAATGGCGTCAGGAATGACGCCTTTTTTATTGCAGAAAAGCGAGAGGTAATTATGCGTAAAGTTTGTGCAGCCATTTTGTCCGCAGCCATCTGTCTGTCCGTATCCGGTGCGCCTGCATGGGCGTCTGAACATCAGTCCACACTGAGCGCGGGGTATCTTCATGCCCGGACGAACGCTCCCGGTAGCGATAATCTTAACGGGATTAACGTGAAATACCGTTATGAATTTACGGACACGCTGGGGCTGGTGACGTCATTCAGCTATGCAGGAGACAAGAATCGCCAGCTGACCCATTACAGCGATACCCGCTGGCATGAAGATTCCGTGCGTAACCGCTGGTTCAGCGTAATGGCGGGGCCGTCTGTGCGCGTGAATGAATGGTTCAGCGCGTATGCGATGGCGGGTGTGGCTTACAGCCGTGTGTCGACTTTCTCCGGGGATTATCTCCGCGTAACTGACAACAAGGGGAAAACGCACGACGTGCTGACCGGAAGTGATGACGGTCGCCACAGCAACACGTCTCTGGCGTGGGGAGCTGGCGTGCAGTTTAACCCGACCGAATCCGTGGCCATTGATATTGCTTATGAAGGCTCCGGCAGTGGCGACTGGCGCACTGACGGTTTCATCATGGGTGTCGGTTATAAGTTCTGATTAGCCAGGTAACACAGTGTTATGACAGCCCGCCGGTTCAGGCGGGCTTTTTTGTGGGGTGAATATGGCAGTAAAGATTTCAGGTGTACTGAAAGACGGCACAGGAAAACCGGTAGAGAACTGCACCATTCAACTGAAAGCCAGACGTAACAGCGCCACGGTGGTGGTGAACACGGTGGCCTCAGAAAATCCGGATGAAGCCGGTCGTTACAGCATGGACGTTGAGTACGGTCAGTACAGCGTTATTCTGCTGGTGGAGGGATTTCCTCCGTCACATGCCGGGACCATCACCGTGTATGAAGATTCTCAACCCGGTACGCTGAATGATTTTCTCGGTGCCATGTCGGAGGATGACGTCCGGCCGGAGGCACTGCGCCGTTTTGAACTGATGGTGGAAGAGGTGGCGCGTCACGCAGAGGAGGCGAAGAAGAATGCCGGAGAGGCAGAGACGTCCGCGAGGAATGCCGGCATATCAGCCAGTCAGGCAGAAAAGAGCGCGGCAAATGCTGACACTTCAGCAGGGGAGGCATCGGAGTCAGCCCGGCAGGCGGCAGAAAGTGCAGCCGCTGCAAAGCAGTCAGAGGAGGCGTCCTCGTCCTCGGCCTCTGCGGCCGCTCAAAAAGCCAGTGAGTCATTACAAAGTGCAGCAGATGCTGAGTTGTCAAAAAAGACGGCAGAAAGTGCAGCCGGTAATGCAGCCAGGGATGCAACGACCGCAGCAGAAAAAGCCCGGGAGTCAGCAGAAAGCGCACAGTCAGCGGAACAAAGCAGGATAGCGGCGGAAGACGCCGTAAACCGAATCCCCACCGTGGTGGGACCTCCCGGGCCAAAGGGGGAACCGGGGCCCGCGGGTCCTCAGGGGCCGAAGGGAGATAAAGGAGAGCGCGGCGACACCGGCCCTGTCGGGGCAACCGGCGAACGGGGACCGGCAGGTGATGCTGGTCCGGCAGGCCCGCAGGGGCCGAAAGGCGACAGGGGAGAGCGGGGAGAGACCGGTCTGACGGGAAATGCAGGTCCACAGGGTCCAAAGGGAGATACCGGTGCGGCAGGCCCGGCAGGCCCACAGGGACCGAAAGGAGAAACAGGTGCGGCTGGCCCGGTGGGGGCAACCGGACCTCAGGGACCGAAGGGCGACCCGGGGGAGACACAAATACGGTTCCGTCTGGGGCCGGGAAACATTATTGAGACAAACAGCAATGGCTGGTTCCCGGATACAGATGGCGCACTCATCACCGGACTGACCTTTCTTGACCCCAAAGATGCCACACGGGTTCAGGGGTTTTTTCAGCATTTGCAGGTCAGGTTTGGTGACGGGCCGTGGCAGGATGTCAAGGGGCTGGATGAAGTGGGCAGTGATACAGGCAGAACAGGAGAGTGACATGAATATACTAAAAAAACTTATGCAGCGTCTGTGTGGTTGCGGAAAGCATGATGGCCGTGAACACGTGCAGTCGCTTACAGCACAACTGCGACTGGGGCCGGCAGACATCCTGGAGTCAGATGAGAATGGCATTATTCCGGAGCAGGACAGGGTAATCACACAGGTGGTGATACTGGATACAGATAAAAAGCTGATACAGTGTGTGGTAAGACCGCTGCAAATCCTGCGTGCTGACGGGACGTGGGAAAATATTGGCGGGATGAAGTAACCCGACAGCTTCACAAAACCGGAGTCCGGCTCCGGTTTTTGTTGTCATGTCATGGGGGATGTTTGTTAAGAAACTAAACATGTGTTTGGAATGAATATTTAAATAGGGAGTTTTGTCATGCCGTTAACATCAGCTATTGCATCCAATTCATTTTCCACCGGAATGCAGGTTCTTCGTGCTCAAATGGCCGCCAGTGGCGGTGGAGAAATTACAGTAGGCGGGCAGACGGTCCGTATCACATATAGTGAAACGGATGGTCGCTTTCTGGCGAGTGGGGGCAATAACAGTTTGCTTTCTGGATTATTACTTACAGGGCTTAATGGTGGTCCTGAAGCGCTCAGGGATATAATGTTAAGAATGGTTTCAGGTTCAGGTAACACACAATCACATGGTGATATTGAGGGGAAAATATCACAATGTAAGTTTTCTGTTAATACGGAGAGCCTTCAGTGTCCATCCGAGGCGGTTCGATGCCCAATTATACTGGATAAACCAGAAGAAGGTGTGTTTGTTAAAAATTCAGAAGGTTCTTTGGTTTGTACCTTATTTGATTCGGTTTCTTTTTCTCATTTGGTTCGCGACGGTGGGAAGCACCCGCTAACACGAGAACCAATAACGTCATCAATGATTGTAAGTCAAGAACAATGTATTTATGACCAAACCAAAGGAAACTTTGTCATAAAGGATAAGTGAAATAAATATTACCCAAGCTATATGTTAACTGCCAGTTGCTTATATGAAATGCTACAGATGTTCAGGGTATAAGGATGTGGTAATTGGTGTACTGGATGCAGCTAAAAAGCATATACAGTGAGTGGTGAGGCCGCTGCAAATCTGGCGTGCTGACGGGGAAATATTGGCGGGATGAAATAGCCGACGGATTCACAAAAACCGGAGTCCGGCTCCGGTTTTTGTTGTCATGTCAGGGAGATGTTTGTTATGAAGCCCAGAGGAAATATTTATCTGTATGAAGGAATATGGTAATGCCTGGATTAGTATCATATATATCATCGACTTCATTCGCGAATGAGATGGCGGAAATGCGTCAGCAGGTAATGGAAGGGCAGATTGGAGGATTTCTCCTGGGAGGGGAGAGAGTTAGAGTTTCTTATATGCCAGATACAGGCCGTTTTTTAGCAGAAAGTGAAGGGCTGGGACTGGTTTATGCAGAATTATTGAATATTGGTTTTAATGATGGAGTTGATGCGCTCAGAAACAGGGTGTTAAGCGTGCTTCCTGGAATGGTGGCGCAGCGACAAGAGAACTCTTTGCAGGCCAAAATATCGGAATGTACCTTTACTGTTGATATTGAAAAACTTCACTGTCCTGGTGAGGTGCTTCAATGTCCAATTACACTGGAGCAGCCTGAAAAAGGTATTTTTGTGAAGAATTCAGATGGTTCAGATGTATGTACTTTATTTGATGCCGCTGCATTTTCTCGTTTGACTGGTGAAGGCTTACCCCACCCACTGACCCGGGAACCAATAACGGCATCAATAATTGTAAAACATGAAGAATGCATTTATGACGATACCAGAGGAAACTTCGTTATAAAGGGTAATTGAAATGAACATTACCCTTTATTTAATGAAACATCCTGCAAACTGATATGAATTACTGAATGAGGTTTTTATGCCTGTTACCACCTTAAGTATCCCAAGTATATCTCAATTATCTCCTGCAGGAGTGCAGTCTTTGCAGGATGCAGCCAGACTTGAAAGTGGAATAAGAATATCCATTGGTAGTGGCCAATATTCTGTTCACTATGTCCAACTACTGGATGGATTTTCAGTTGAACCGGTGAGAGGAGGCTTACTGGATAGGCTATTGGGGCGTGAGCATCGAATGGAGAGAAGGGCTGTGGCTCTGGAAAGGCAATTAAATGGAGGTGTCGATTTTTTAAGTAGTGTTAATAACTATTTTCAGAGTGTCATGGCAGAACACAGAGAAAATAAAACAAGTAATAAAATATTAATGGAAAAAATAAATTCTTGTGTATTTAGACCGGATTCTAATCACTTTTCTTGCCCGGAGTCATTTTTGACATGCCCGATAACGCTGGACACACCTGAGAATGGAGTGTTCATGAGAAACTCACGAGGTGCTGAGATATGCTCTCTATATGATAAGGACGCGTTAGTGCAACTTGTTGAAACTGGTGGAGCTCATCCTCTGAGTCGAGAACCTATAACAGAATCAATGATCATGAGAAAAGACGAATGTCACTTTGATTCAAAAAAAGAAGCCTTTGTTGCAAGTGATGCTTAATTTTTTCTGTTGGTGTGTTTTTATATTAATAGTTTATTATAATAGTGCCATGTAAGGATATATTGCCTGAACAATTATTCAGGCAATATTTTCCTTGCTTTATATGAAATATATAATATTTGGATCCTTAATTTCTAACCAAGGGGTCCCATGTTTTTATGTTATGATGCAGCCCATAATTTCGGGGGCTACATGCAAGAATATCTTTTTCTTCGGCGCCTGATTTGCGTAAAAACGTGGCTGCGCCAGAAGAACAATTACCTTGTGTTTCTGTGAATGGCGGTAACATTTTGTAAGTCGGTATGTTGTTGAGCATTGTTTTTAATTGTCAGCTGGAATTGATTTTTTCTTCATTGTAGTGGTGTCGGGATAAGTGTTCCATTTCTCTGAAGTACTTCATCTGAATATAATCGATGTAGCAACAAACTCTGTTTTGTCTCTATTAATGAGATTGAGTTGATATTGGGTAAGTAACGAATTGATAACTGACTGAGTTTTATTACATTTCCTGAATAAAGATACTCACCTAACTCTGAAAATTTCCTTCCTGTTATCTTATCTGTATCATCAGGACTAATATTTTCGAACATTCTTACGTCTCGCTCTCCTAAGTTTGGTTTTGCATTATCTTTTCCATTGTTTTTATATATCCACATCTCTTTTTTTTCTGAAGGAATCAAATATGTAAGTGATTTTACTTCATCTGCAATTTGTTTTTGTTGGATATTGGTATTGGCCTTTAGCCTAGTTTCATTATACTTTTTATGAAAATCTTCAATGCATGTAAATTTTTGGCCTTGTAGTTTTATAACCGTTTCTTTTACATCGATTGGAAATTTATTTTGATTTCGCGCATTATTTAACTTTTTTAAAAATAAAGAGTCAATGTCTATGCGGGAGCGTTTATCATCACTGTTTATGGCATAGTATTGGGCTCCGCTCCTGCTTCCCATTCCTGGAGTCCCTGCAATAATAAATGAGTGACTTCTTGTATGTCTGCCATTGAGTAGAGCAAGGGGAGTTTTAGCTGTAGCCAACCATACAGGAACGGATTTTAAAGATATACCATATTCTTTATGAACAATTCTTCTGGAGACGGAGTTCGTCATTGTTGTTTCATTTGAAAGTTGTTGATGTTCACTGAACAGATGGTAACATGATGATACAACTGATGATATTTTGGGCATAAATAATCTCCTCGCTATATGTTTGTTATATGGTGATTAACTTATTGTATGCTTCTTATATTGTGTTTTTATTTTTAAATACTGTTTTGTTGAAGGGGGTATATGGGTAATGCGTAAAAACATTGTTTTGTTATATTAAAATGACACTTGTCTTTGCTTATAATCATTTCTGGAGCAAAGGGGTCACGGCTGAGGGGGTGGAGAGCGTTACGCAGGATAAGTTCAGTCAATGCTTCCTGATCATATAATGCACATATTTCTGAATTTCGAGCATTTCTGACAAAAACACCTGTCTCAGGAATATGTAGCGTTATCGGACAATTAAGATGCTCCTCAGTACAGGAAAAGTCTTGTAAACTAACGGGAAATGCATTCGAATTTATTCGATCTAGTAGTGTTTTTATGACGCTTTCCTGCACAAGCGGGGCAGCTTGCCTCTGCTCGAGATATAAGCTGTATGCCTGCAGAAAAGTGTTACCTCCGTTAAGTTGTCTTGCCAGGCTGTCTGC